GAGAATGAAGAGCATTGAGAAGGTATCGGAGCAGTTTGAGAGGATTCTTCGGGAGTGGCGGGGGTTGCCGGAAAAGGGGGATCGGGTGGTCGACAAGATAATCGAGGAAGATTTACAGGCGGTCGTGTTGCGGCTGGCGAATCTGGCGCGGCTGTACTTCGATGCGCCGGAGGGGCTGGTGGAGATGCGGGCGGAGTTGCACAAGGCGACGGTGGTGTTTGGGAAGGATGGGACGGAGATCGGGATTACGGGATCGGTGGCGCGGAGCGCGGCGAACATGGAGGCGCTGGCGCGGATAGGGGCGTTCGATCAGGCGGCGCTCTCAACGATCGTGACGATCCGGGGGGTGCAGGGCGACATCGAGGAGATGGTATCGGGAATCGAGCCGGAACGGGAGCGGGAAGACCCGCAACTGACCCTCCCCTTCCCAAGCGGGGAAGCTGAAAAGGAACAAGGGGAAACGGGCGCGGCGGAGGCGCGCGCTCGGCAATATTGGGATGACGAGAACCATTTGGTGGAGGTGCAGGAAGTCGCAACGGGAATGTACGCGTCAAGGGACGAACTTGGTCGTGAGATCGGAACGGGTATCGCTGTCGCGACCTCCCGCGAACTCGCTCAGCGATGGCTGGATGATCACGCGGAGGACCATAACTGGCCCGAGCGAAAACGGTACGTGGTCGCGCAGGATCGGTTTGTCGAGGTGGTCAGTGAGGCAGATGGGTTCCACGCGCGATACCTTGACAATCGGGCGGAGGTCGCGGAACTGCCAATGAGCGCATATGCGTGGCTGTTGCAGTCGGCGTTGGATGCGCTCGCGGTTAACAACCGTTGGCAGGAATGCTTCTGTCCGCTGCGGGTTGAGGCAGACAGACCATGTCCGGCGTGCAGGTCGTTCACGGAGGCGCCCATGAAGGAATCTAAGTCCGGACGACGCAAGTCGGGGAAAGCCAAGAAGGCGGTGGCGGCGCCTCCATCGTCCTGAAACGGAGGGCAATGACGCATGCCGAGGCGTAGACCGGGACAAAGCCAAGAGGGTTTGACGCCCATGCGCTTGGCCTTCGTGGAGGCGTACCACAAGAGCCGGGGGAACGAGACAAAGGCCGCAAAGGCGGCGGGTTATCGGTGTCCGAGGAGCATGGGATCGCGCCTCATGAAGGTCGGGGCGATTCGGCGTGCGATCAGGAAACGGTCGGTCGAGGTGAGCGAAGCGGCCAAGGTGGAGCGGGAGGAAGGCGTGGAAGGCATGCGAGAGGCGCGAGAAATCTGGGCGAAGGTCACTCGAGCTGCTCGCTGCCGCGGAGAAGAGGCGAGGCCAGTTTGAAACCATCTGATTTTCGCGGCGCGGCGGCATTCCTGCACTGCAAAGGCTCACGCGCAACCTCGCGGGATTGCCGGCTGCCCATTCGGCACGCCGAACCTGTCGTTCGGGGTCCGCGCCGTGATCGAAAGCGGTCGCAAAGCATGGAGGAGGCATGACGATGGACGAAGCAAGGAACGCGACGCGGATCTGGGAGGTTTGTCAGGAATGCGCGGGGGCCATCTGGGGGCGTGTGGCGCCGAATGCGGGGTATCAGCGGGCGGTAGGGGAACTGTTGTTCGGGACGGCGTGCGTGGAGTCGGATCTCAGATTACACCGCCAGAAGGGTCTCGCCTTTTGGAGCGAGCGGGGCGGGTTCAGCAAGTGGCAGTTGGAATTGACGTCGATTGAGGAGTCGGCGAGATGGATACTGGATCGTTCGGCCTTGAAACGGCGGTGCACGAATTGGCTGTTTGATGTCGGGGCGGTTGAGGAACCGACCGTGGCGCCCTGGCTCTATGGTCAGCACGAGGAGATCCTGTTCGCGATGACGCTGAGGGAGAATGACCGGATCGGGGCGCTGTTTGCGCGACTGCATTATCTGCGGGTGGCGGCGCCGGTGCCGCGGACGGTGGGGGAGCAGGCGGCATACTGGAAGCAGTGGTACAACACGGAATCGGGGAAGGGCACAGTGGGGCAGTATCTGGAGAAGTGGGGGAAATACAGGGATTTAGTGATTGAGTGATTTAGGGATTTAGAGATTGGAGGGATGTGGGATGATGGTGGTTTATGTGGCGGGGCCGTATCGGGGGAAGACAGTGGAGGAGCGGGATGGCAACATTATACGGGCAGGACTGGTGGCGGTGAAGGTTTGGGAGAGCGGTGCGGTGGCGTTTTGTCCGCACCTGAACGCGGCGTTGTTTGATGGGATCCTGCCGGAGGAGCGGTTCTTGGCGGGTGGATTGGAGATGGTGAGGCGATGTGACGCGCTGGTGCTGGTGGCTGGATGGCAGGGGAGCGCGGGAACGCTCGCGGAGATCGAGTTGGCGAACAGGTTGGGGAAGCCGGTCTTTCGAACGATGGCGGAATTCCTGGTTGCGACGGGCCATTGCCGGCGGGTGGGGACGGGTCCGAATCATAGGGGGATCTTGGGGCGGGTGCTGCTACTGGCGCGGCGGATTGCGAGGCGGCGTGGGTGATCTACTGTCTGGAGGGAGCGGTGTGGAAGGGAGGCCGGCGGTGGGTTGCGCGGTTGAAGCGTGCGCGGGCAGCGGCGGACCGAGCGGGGTGGGACTCGAGCTGGGTTCGGGGCCCGGGGGACGTGGTGGCAGTGGAGCGGGGCTGTTGGTTCGACCTGGAGGCGGGGGAGGAGGCGGCGGAGTTCATCGAGGGATTCTGCCGGCACTCGAAAGGGGAATTGTCGGGGAAGGCGTTCATGCTGTCGTGGTGGCAGCGGTGGCGGATCGTGTATCCGATCTTCGGGTGGAAGCGAGGGGATGGGACGCGTCGTTTTCGGAGGGCCTACATTGAGGTTGCGCGGAAAAATGGGAAATCGACGTTGGCAGCGGCGATCGGGATTTATCTGATGATTGGGGATGGGGAAATGGGGGCGAGCGTGATATCGGCGGCGGCGGATCGGCCGCAGGCGCGGAAAGTGTTTGACGAGGCGCGAAACATGGCGTTGCAGTGTCCGGATTTGCGGGCGATGGTGAAGGTGTACCGGAGCGCAATAGCGTGGCTGGAGACGTTCTCGATCTTTGAGGTGGTCAGCGCGGACGCGTTTCGGAAGTTCGGGGAGAACAATTCGGGGGTGATCTTCGATGAGCTTCATGCGCAGCGGACGCCGGCGCTTTGGAAGACGTTGACGACGGGGACGGGGTCGCGACGTCAGCCGCTGGTGTTCGAGATCACGACGTCGGGGGAGAGCCTGGAAAGCATCTGCCATGAGGAGCATGAATACGCGGAGGGCATATTGAAGGGGGAAATCGAGGATGAAACGGTCTTCGGGTACATTCGGGCGGCGGACGCGGTGGATGAGTGGTGGCGGCTGGAGACGTGGATCAAGGCGAATCCGGAATTGGGGATGGATAATTGGATCGAGGTCGGACGGCGGGGAAAAGTGCGGTTGAGCGAGCAGTGCCCATGGCGGGCGCCGGCGAAGGGGAAAGAGGAGGATGTGCTGTACGCGGAAACGTATGTTCGGGATTTTGCGGAATGGGTGAGGAAGAATCCGGGGTTGGCACCGCGGGGCGCGGTGAACGTGGAGACGTTTGTGGGGGAATGTCTGGAAGGATTTTACGCGACATCGGCGCTGGCGCGGTTCCTGTGGCTGCGGCTGAACCTTTGGTCGCAGAGCGAGGTGAAGTGGATGGCGCCGGAGGTTTGGGCGCGGTGCCGGGGCCGATGGGACGCGGGATCAAGGAATATCTGGGAAGAATTGAAGGGTCGGCGTTGCTACGGGGGGTTGGATATGAGTTCGAGGCTGGATCTGACGGCGCTTGGGCTGCTGTTCCCGCCGATCGAGGAGGGGGAGCGGTGGAAGATCCTGATGAGGTATTGGGTGCCGAAGGAGGGGGCGGCGCGGCGTGCGACGGCGGACCGGGTGCCTTATCTGCAATGGATCCGGGATGGGTGGATCGAGGCGACGGAGGGGAATGAGGTGGATTATCCGCTGGTGCGGAAGGCGATCGTGGGCCTGGGACAGGAGTACGAGATCGTGGAGATCCGGATGGACAAGTGGAACTCGGCGCAGATCGGCCAGGAGCTGGCGGCGGAAGGCTTGAAGGTGGTGATGGTTCCGCCGCAGATGCAGTTTATGTCGGGTCCGACGAAGGAAATGGAGGCGATGGTGATCGGTCGTCGACTGGAGCATGGGGGGCATCCGGTGTTGGCGTGGAACGCGGCCAATGTGGTGATGACGATCAATGCGGATGAGGATATGCGGCCGAACAAGGGGAAGAGTCGGGAACGGATTGACGGGATCGTGGCGTTGGTGCAGGCGACGGGGGGATCGATTGCGGGAACGGCGGTGGGCGCGCGGAGCAAGTATGAGGATGAGGAGGCGGTGATTGTGTGAATGATGAGTGATGAATGATGAATGATGAATGATAAGTGGTGGCGGAGGAGGACTCGATGGGGCATTTGAGCAGAGAAGTTGCGATCGACGCGGTGATGCGCGAATTGGACCGGGCCGAGGCTAAATTTCCGACTTGGCCAGAAGACATAGTCCATGCGGCGGCAGTGGGGGCCGAGGAGGCGGGTGAGTTGGTCCAGGCGGCGCTTGACGCGTATTACGGGCGCGGTCCCGTGATTCGAGCGGTAAAAGAAGCCGAGCAAACGGCAGCGATGGCCATCCGGTTTGCGATGCATGTTCAAGGATGAGGGATGAGGGAGCGGTGATTGTTTAGGGGATAGGGAATAGGCAATAGGGATTAGGGACGAAGGAGGGAATGAAAATGCGCGAGAAAAAGGCAAGTGAAGGAAGGAGCGAAGGGAGTGGGATGGTGCGGATGTCAGTGCACATCAAGGGGGTGACGCAGTGCATGATGCACAGTGGGGCCTCAATAGATCCGAGGAGTCCAGCGGCGATCGCGAGGAAGCGGATCACGGCAAAGGGGAAGAACAAGACGGAGGCGGATCAAGCGGAGTTGATCGAATTGGATCTATTGTCGGCGCCTTATCTGGACGACGAGGGCCGGCCGTGTTGGCCAGGGGAGAACATTGAGGGGGGCATTCGGGATGCAGGCAGGACCCTGCGGTTAGGAAAGAAAACACTGACAGGCATCGTTTGTGAGGGTCTTTGGCCGGTGATTCATCCTGGACCGAGTCGTTATGAGGATCTGATCAAGGACGAGAATTACAGGGACATTCGCAGGGTGAAAATCGGCAAGGACCCGATAATGCGGGCGCGTCCGATATTTCGGGTATGGGAACTGAAGTTTGAACTTTGGTTCGACCCGAGGATTCTGAACGAGGACCAGGTGCGGCAATTGCTGGACATCTTCGGGGCAGAGATCGGGCTGTCGGACTTCCGGCCAAAGTATGGCCGGTTCCTGGTGGTGTCTTGTGAGGTTTTGTAGGGGACGGGAAGTGAATGGAGCGGAAGGAATCGGAGCGCACGGGAAGGGATAGGACCGGACGGGAATGGAAGGGGTTGTATGGATGAGGTGTGAGGGTTTTCGGGTTGGCTTGTGCCAGGTTTTGAAGAGGAGCGGAGCGGACGGGATCGGAGTGGAAGGGACTGGATGGGACGGGAAGGGAAAGGAAGGGTTTAGGACTTGTTGTCTGGTCATCGAATCTTGGGAGATCTTCTACTGGAATGGACGGGACGGGAGGGGAGAGGAATGGAACGGAATGGACCGGACGGGAAGGGAAGGGGCAACAATTGATGAATGCTGAGCGGTTTCCGATCGATTTTGACCGGCTGGAGAAGGGGTCGGTGGTGACGGTGGCGGAAGTTGAGCGGATCTACGGGGTGAAACAGGGGACGGACAAGTACAATCTGAAGGCGTTGGTGCTCGGGGAAGCGATCGAGCGGGCATTGGAGGGGCGGGGCGAGCATGTGACGGTGAAGTGCGAGAAGGGGAATCTGGTGGTATTGCGGGATGCGGAAGCGAGCAAGTACAACGCATCGGAGGCGATGCGGCATTTGAGGGGGATGGAGCGGCGGCACAGGCAGATGGGACGGGTAGACGTGAGTGAATTGACTGCGGCGCAGAGGATGGAGCACAACCGGCGGCATCTGATTATTGGGTCGATGCTTCTGGCAGCGGCGAAGGCGAGGAAGATGACGGTTGCGACGTTGGTGCACAAGAGGCGGACGCCGGGGTTGTTGCCGCAAGGGGGGGAGGACAAGGTTAAGGATGAGGGATGAGGGATGGCGGCGGCGCGGCTAAGTTGGACAGGGCGGGAAAAGCGGGATCGAGCGGCGCGGTTTGAGTTGGCGTTGTCGGAGTTGCTGGACGAATATGGGGTGGAAGTGGGAGAGGATGAATGGATGCTGGTGTGCTATCTGCTGGAACGGGGTAAGTGGTCACTGGCCAACACAAATTTTGAGCGGACATTGGCGCAACTAAAGAAGGGCATGCACAGGAAGGATAAGGGGAAGGCGAAAGCGGAAAGGAATAAGGAAGAAGGGACAAAGGGCCAGGGGAATCAATGCGAGGCTGAAGGATGAGGGATGAGGGATGAGAGTGGCGAGGGTTTTTCCCAGGAGGACGCGGGCGACGCCGGTGGACGCGGATGCGTTTGTGGGTGAACCCGATCTGCTGACGAGAGACTATGATCAGGTGGAGATTTCGGTGACGTTCACATGGGATGTGGCAGAGGCGGAACGGCTTGCTCGGGCGTGGCGGGCGCATGGTGGAAAGGTTGAGATCGGGGGACCGGCGTTTGGGAAACGGGGGGGAGAATTCGAACGAGGGCGGTATTTGAAACCGGGTTACGTGATCACATCGCGAGGTTGTCCAAGACGGTGCTGGTTTTGTCGGGTGCCGGCTGTGGAGGGAATGGTACGGACGCTGCCGATCCAGGATGGATACGATGTACTGGACGACAATCTGCTGGCTTGCCCGAGGGGTCATGTGGAGGCAGTATTCCGGATGCTGCGGCAGCAGGCATCGCGAGCGCGCTTCTCGGGCGGATTGGATGTAAGGCTATTGGCGGATTGGCACATCGAGAAGTTTCTGTCGTTCAGGCTGAAGCCTGAGTTGTTTTTTGCATTTGACGGAGCGGATGAATGGGAGCCGTTGGTGATTGCCGCGACAAAACTGCGCGAGGCGGGATACATGGACGGCAAACATCTTATACGCGCGTACGTGCTGTGCGGATATCCGAATGATACTTTTCCCAAAGCGGAATCCCGGATGGGATGCGTCAAGAACCTGGGTATAACGCCGATGGCCATGTGTTGGCATTCAGAAGATGGGGCGCGAGGGCCAGGTTGGGCCGAATTTCAGCGACGTTGGGCAAGGCCGGCAATAATCTGGAGTCAGAAGGCGGGATGAGGGATGGCGAAGGGAAAGGCGCCACCATTAGGGAAGGGAGGGGGGAAGGTGGTGGTGGACTTTCCGAGGCTGCAGTGTCCGGGATGCGGGGGGTATGGGGTGACGTTTGATTCGACGCAATGGCCGGTGCGGTATCATCATTGCGAGGGATGCGGGATGCGGTTCGAGAGTTACGACAGGGGGCCGCAGCGGCGGTCGAAATATGAGGAAGAGGAAGCGGTGATTGTTTAGGGGATAGGGGATAGGGAATGGAGGGATTATGGGAAGCGAGTTTTCGCGGCGTGGCGGCGTTTCTGCACTGCAAGAGCGATCTGTCGAACCTAGTGGGACCGCTGGACACCCATTCGTTGCGCCGGACCTGTCGTCCGGCGTCCGCGCCGCGATCATTCAGGATTTGGTTCGGGGGCTGCATCGATGGCGATGCGGGCGCCGGCAGACATTCCTCGACCGCTGACGAATGGGGGCCGGCGAGGACGCCGGCGGTACGGAGGAGGTTACATGGGGTGTAGTGAAAGGTGTTGACGGGGGGGTGGGAAGGTTGTAAGAGGGGGATGCATGGTCGTTTCTCCTTTCGAACGGTGATGTGCCGGTCTGTGCACAGCGGGCCGGCACATCGCGTATAAGAGGCGAAAGGGGAAAGGAACAAGGGACAAGGAGGAAGGAGATGAATGGGTTTCAGATGCGGCAGACTTTGGTGAAGTTTTTGAAGGCGTTTGTGCCGGCGGAATTGGCGACGTTGCTGGCGATCTGGGGGACGTTGCCGGCGGGCACGCGGTGGTGGGTGTATTTGGTGACGCAGTTGCCGGCGTTGGCGAGCGGGACGTGGGTGACGGTGGAGGATGTGCGGAAACATACGGGGAATCCGGCGCCGTTGTTTACATGGGGGCAGGTGGGGGGATGGATTTTACGAAAAGTGCTGCCGGCGGGCACGTCGGCGGTACTGATGATAGCGGCGATGGGCTGCGTGACGACGCGGTTTGAGAATGTGTGGACGGACCGGGAAGGGACGCCTCACGAGATCCGGTACAGTTGCACGTCGTCGGCGTGGCCGTTCGCGAAACTGGATAGTGGCGTTCATGACATGGGGATGTCGGTTGGGGGAAGCACGATCAAGATTGGGCAGACGGCGCAGGGGGTGGATAACACGGGGATGGCGGCGATGATTGACCTGGTGAAGATGTTGGCGGAACGGGCGACGGCGGCCGCGGTGGTGGCGCCATGACGCTGATGCAGGCGGCGACGCTGGTGGTGAGTTTGGCGGTGGGAATCGGGGCGGCGATGGCGTTGGTGGCGACGGTGCGAGAGAAGGATAAACGATAAAGGATAAATGATAAGTGAGGACCCGGAGCAGGAAGAGAGGATTGAGACGGCGAGGAATGGGGATCGGGATGGTTTGGAGAGGAATGTTGGGGGCGGGGCGGGGGATATCAAAGGGGGCGAGGCGGTTTGTGGAGACGCTGGGATGGGTTGTGGAGCAGATTTTGCCGGACGTGCTGATGTTTGGGGGATTGGCGGCGCTGACGGTCGGGCTTTGGGGATGGGATTGGCGGGTGGCGTTGGGAGTTCTCGGGGTGCTGGGGATGGGGATCGCGGTGTGGCATGAGATGCGGGGAGCGGCGGAAGAAGGGGCAAGGGACAAGGTGAAAGGGGCAAGGGGAATGAGGGAAGAGGAGCAGTTGTGAGTGTGATTGGCGGATTGATAGGGCATCGGGCGCGGGTGGGGACGGCGTCGCCGTTGGATCAGCCGACGGGCGAACTGTTGGGATTTTTGGGGGGCGCGCCGGCGTCGAGCGGGGTGGCGGTGACGGAAGAGGCAGTGTTGCAGCATCAGGGGATCTTGTGCGCGCTGCGTCGTCGGGCGAACGTGACGGGGATGTTGCCGTTGGACGTGTTTCGGCGCCGAGCGGACGGGGGGCGGGAGAGGGCGATGGACTATCCGCTCTATGACCTGCTGCATTGGGAGCCGAACGGGGAGATGACGAGCCTAGAGTTTCGGGAGACGATGCAGGGGAACTTAGATGTTCGGGGGAATGCGTATGCGGAGATCGAGTGGGACAAGGCGACGGGATATCCGCGGGCGTTGTGGTGGCTGCGGTCGGATTGGGTGAGCATGCGGCGGGACACGAGCGGCCAACTGTACTATGTGTTCTCGTATGATAAGAACTATATGCTGTTGCCGCACCAGGTGCTGCACATTCGGGGGTTCGCGCTGAATGGGCTGCTGGGGCCGGCGCTGAAGGATTCGGCTCGGGAATCGTTGGGGACGAGCATTGCGCTGGATCGGTTTGCGGGGAAGTTCTTCGCGGATGGCGCGGCGCCGAGCGGGACGCTCGAGCATCCAGGTAAGCTGACAAAGCCGGCGCAGGAACGGTTGCGGAAGCAGTTCGAGGAGGCGTATGCGGGCTTATCACGGGCGCATCGGCTGATGGTTTTGGAGGAGGGGATGAAGTGGGCGCAGCGGGGTATCAGTCCGGAGGACGCGCAGGCATTGGAGAGCCGGACGTATCAGGTGAATGAGGCGGCTCGGGCGCTGGATATGCCGCCGCACATGTTGGGGGAATTGAGTCACGCGACGTATACGAACATCGAGCATCAGGCGATCGAGTTTGGGGTGTTCACGGCGGGGCCGATTGTTCGGCGTTGGGAGCAGCGGATTCAGATGAGCCTGATCCCGCGGGAGGAGCGGTCGACGTACTATGCGGAATTCAACCTGGACGGGTTGCTGCGGGGAGATACGCAGACGCGGAGCCAGGTATACGCGCGGATGTGGGGGATCGGGGCGCTGTGCGACGATGAGATCCGGGAGAAGGAGAACATGAATCCGCTGCCGAACGGGGTGGGGAAGCACCATTTTGTGCCGGTGAACATGATGACGGTGGAGAAGGCGCTCGCGGGCGGGGGGACGGTGACGGCGCCGGGGGACGGCGGGTCAGGGGGAAATGGGCACAAGGATCTGTTGGGGGAGACGATGGAGTTGCTGCTGAGGAACGATAAAGGCTAAGCGATAAGTGATAAAGGAAAAGAACAAGATCCGGCGGGTAGGGGTGGTGAAGTTGGGGGATGGGCGATCGGTCGTGGAAAGGAATAAGGGGCAAGGGGCAAGGGGCAAGGAAGATGGGGAAAGGAACAAGGGGCAAGGGGAAAGGGGCAAGGAAGACCGGGAAAAGCTGAGGAGCGAAGTGATTCGGGGAAAACGGGAGGTTGGGTGATGCTGACGGGATTGCGGCGAGAGCAGGCGGGGCGGGTGGTCGGGGCGACGCGGTTTGCGGAGGGAACGGAGGCGGCAGACTTGGCGGCGGTGAATCAGTATGCGTTGAAGCCGCAGGGGGCGGAGGACGTGGCGATCTTTCAGATGGATCTGTGTAATGACCAGGTGGACCGGCATTTTTCGAGATTTCCGAAGGAGGAGTTGGCGAAGATTAACGGGATGGTTCCGGGTCGGCCGTTGATGGAGCGTCATGACATGCGGGGGAGCTTGCCGCGAGGGACGTTTTTCCGGTCGGGGATTCATGAGGAAGGCGGGGTGATGTCGGTGCGGCCGGAGGTGTACGTGCTTCGGACGAAGGAGAATGAGGAGTTCATTCGGCAGATCGAGGGGGGGGTATACCGGGAGACGTCGATTGGTTTCGTGTTTGAGAGGCCGGAGTGCGCGGTTTGCGGGAAGGACATGCGAGTCTGCGAACACATCGCGGGGCGGATGTATGAGGGGAAGCAGTGCCATTATCTGATGCGGAACGTGGTGGATGTGATCGAGGGGAGCGTGGTGGGGGCAGGCAGCCAGGGCACGGGGTTTGTTGCGGCGCGGAGGGTGGAGGAATTGGGTGGGTGCGCGCGGGACCCGGGCTACACGAAATTTCGGGACTGCTGCGGTTGCGGGGAATGTGGGAAGGAGAAGGAAGTACGAATTACGAATGACGAATTACGAATGATGAATGAGGAGCGGCCATATCCGACTGAGCATGCGTGCCGGATTGAGGACCCGAAGAAGTTTCGGCCAGAGACGTTCGTGCGAATGGACCGCAGGCATGAAGGGAAGGTGTATCACGTAATCATGGGGAAGAAGAAGGGCGGGGATGATTCGCTGGAGGATCAAGCGTTTCGATACAAGCCGGCGGAAGGATGGGAAGCGAGCCAAGCGGCAGCGCATTGTCGGAGCCATGGAGGGAAGTTTGAGGCGGCGACGGGGGGTAAATCGGTTGAGGATGGCGGGGATGTTTGGAGTGTGGCGTTGGCGGAAAGGGAGCTCGAGCTCGAGAAGAAAAGAGGAGATTGGTGATGGTAGACGCGATGGAGTTGATTAGAAAGCGGGCGAAGGCGTGGGAGACGGCGAAGGGGATGGTGGAGAAGGCGAAGGGGGAGAAACGGGATACACTGAACGCGGAGGAGGAAGAGGCGTATCAGAAGATCTGCAAGGACATGGATGATCTGACAAAGCAGATCGAGATGGCGGAGGATTTTGATCGGCGGCGGTTGCAGATGGCGGCGGCGGCGGAAGGGGCGGCGGTGGTAGGCGGGAAGGGCCAGGGCGCCGATGAGAAGGGCGGGGATGGCGCGACGATCTACGGAACGAAGGCGTACGCGACAGCGTTCAAGAGTTTCCTTCGAAGCGGTCTGGATCTGATGCCTCCGCAGGAACGCGCGACGTTGCAGGTGGATTCGGACACGGGCGGGGGAATGGTGGTGGTGAGCGAGCAATTCGTTGCGGGCGTGATCAAGGCGGCGGACGCGCTGACACCGTTCCGGGCGAAGGCGCGGCGGTTCACGCTGGCCTACAATGAGACATTGGGCGCGGTGTCGCTTGATAGCGATGTCGGGGATTTCACGTTCGGGGTGGGGGAACTGACGGAGGCGGAGGTGGAGACGGGGATAGCGCTGGGGAAGCGGGAGTTGAAGCCGCATCCGATCCGGCGGAAGGTCGTCAAGATTTCGAAGCGGCTGATCGAGAGCGCGAATCCGAAGGTGGACGTGGAGGCGTTGGTGACGGAACGGGTGGGCTTTGCGTTGGCGCGGAGCCTGGAACAGAAGTACATGACCGGATCGGGCGCTTTGGAGCCGTTGGGCGTGTTCACGGCAAGTGCGGACGGGATCCCGTCGAGCCGATGGATCGCGACGGGGAACACGACGACGGCGATCAAGGAGGAAGGCCTGATCAACGCGCAGGATACGTTGCGGGACCCGTATCAGCCGCAGGCGGAATGGCTGATGCATCGGGACGCGCTGACGAAGATCCGGAAGCTGAAGACAACGGAGGGCCAGTTCCTTTGGCAGCCGGGTCTTCAGTTGGGCCAGCCGAATCTGTTGCTGGGAAAGGCGATCAACACGTCGGAGTATGCGCCGAAAACGTTCACGGCGGGCTTGGCGGCGGCGCTGTACGGCGATTTCAGTTATTACTGGATCGCGGATGCGGCGAGCATGGCGATTCAGCGGCTAGTGGAACTGTACTCGCTGACGGGCCAGGTTGGATTGCTGTTCGACAAGCTTGCGGCGGACGGGATGCCGGTGCTTGGCGAGGCATTCGTTGTGATGTGCATGGCGGCGAGCTGAGCCGAATGACGAACGACGAATGACGAAGTACGAATGATGAATGACGAGTAACCAGGAAAGGGATGACAGATGAACCTGTTAAATGAAGGCAGGATACGGTGCGTGAGTGTGGCGACGGTGGCGGGCACGAGCACGGTGTACAGCAGCGCGGTGGACACGGATCAGGGGGACGACATCACGTTTTTCTGCACGATCGCGACGGCGAACAGCGGGAATTACCTGAAGATCCAGCAGCATCCGGATGACCAGTTTGGGACGGAAGAGGATCTTGCGGGGAGCAAGACGATCGGGTTGGTGAATGCGGACGTGGTGGCGGCGGAGGTGTATCGTCCGACGAAGCGGTATGTTCGTGCGGCGGTGATTCGCGGGGCGTCGACGGCGCTGGGCGAGATCTTCTGCATTCAGAAGGGCGCGCGGAAGCTGCCGGTGGACAATAACGAGGCGAGCGAGATCGTGAGCACGCTGGTGGTGTCGCCGGCGGAAGGCACGGCGTAAGAAGAGGGAAAGGCGAAAGTTGATCCTCGGGTCCCGGGCGTTGCAGCCCAAGTCCGGCAGCCCCGGAGCCCTTATACGTCCGGGACCCATTTTGAGAAGAGGGATTAGGGAATAGGGATGAGGGATGACGAGTGAGAGGAGCAGGATGATGAGGAAGCTATGGTGTTTGGCGATACCGCTGATCGCGGTTTGTGCGGCGGTGGCGCTGCTTGGCGGATTGACGGGGACGTGGGATTACAACCTGGATACGTCGGCATGGTACGACGGGTCGACGGGTGAGACGGTGATCGTGTATGCGCCGGTGTCGTTTGCGGACGAGTTCACGGAGAAGACGGTGGATTCGACGAATCTTTGGAACGTGAACACGGTGAATTCGGGCGCGGCGGCAATCAATGTAGTGGCGGGCGGCACGGCTCGATTGACGACGGGGGCGGCGGACAATGATTATGTGGAACTAGCGACGCAGTTGATTTGGAAGGCGGGCAAGGTCTGCACGGTGGAAGCGCGGATTGCGCTGAATGACGCGGCGCACACGGCTTGGGCGTTTGGATTTTCGGATGCGGTGTCGGAAGCGGCAGGTGAAGGGGAAGGGGAAGGGGAAGGGGAAAGCGGCCGCAGGCTGGCGATAACGTATTCGACCACGGTGTTGACGAGCACGGCGTCGGACTTTGCCGGCTTTTTTTGGGACCCGGATGGGACGACGGATGTGCTGCGCGCCGTGTGTGTGAAGGCGAACGTTGATGGGACCGTGGTGTCGACGTCGACGGTGTTGGGGAACGGGGTCTACCACATTTATCGAGTGGACCTAAGCGCGACGGGGGCAGTGACGTACTGGCTGGATGGGACGTGCATTGGAGGCCAGGAATCGGGGATCACAACGACGTCGGCGCTTTGCGGATACGTGGGGTTCATGAATCGGGAGGCGTCGGCGAACACGCTGGATATCGACTATATTCGGGTGTGGCAGGGGACACGGTAAGAAGTATGAAGTACGAATGACGAAGTACGAATGATCAACGGCATCTTCCCCAAGGGCCGGAGAGGTCCCTTGGCTCCCCCTCCAAGGGGACAACCTCTTCGGCCCGTCTTACGAAAGGGGAAAGGAATAAGGGATAAGGAACAAGGAACAAGGGGAAAGGGCAAGATGGGATCGATTGATTGGAAGTTGGTGGTGGAAGTCGCGGCATTTGGGGCGGCATGGGGGAGCCTTTACCGGACGGTGGCGGTATTGAAAAAGTTGGTTGTGAATGGGCTGGTGGACAAGGCGGCCCGGTTGGAGATTGATACGGCGGTGCTGAAGGAGATTGTCTCGGACCGGAACTCGCATTTGCTGCAGTTGGTGGCGGACGTGGCGGTGATTAAGGAGACATGCCGGGCGCGGGCGAAAGGCGGCGGGTGCGGGGAATGAACTGTTACTGCACATTGGCGGAAGTGAAGGAGTTGGTGAATCTGACGGATTCGAGCCGGGATTGGGATCTGTTGCGGGTGATCGAGGCGGTGTCGAGGGAGATTGAGGGGCCGGCAGGCGCGCGTCGACGTTTCTGGCTGATAATCGAGGATCGGTATTTTGAGTGGACTCCGCGGCAGGAAAACGAGTTGTTGATCGATGATTTGGTCGAGTTGGGCCGGGCGAAGATCGGGGATGTGGAAGGGGTGGACGAGTCGGAGGCGGTGCTGGCGGACACGAAGCGGGATGGATTGTATACGGGGCAGGCCTGGGAGATTGGGCGGGACTTTGTGCTGGAGCCGGCCGGGGGTTGGCCGAAGACGGCGCTGCTGCGGCTGGATTGGGGGCGGTATCCGCTGCAGGAGGGCCGGCGCATGTACCGGATAACGGGGACCTGGGGGTATGGGGATGGGTTGAAGGCGTCGCCGTGGAAGGCGACGGGGGTGACCGGAACGGTGGAGACGGCGGACGGGCTCGAGCTCGAGCTGAGCGCGGATGGGGCGGTTAAGGTCGGACACACGATCAAACTGGGGAATGAGCAGATGTTCGTGGAGGGCGTGACGGTCGTGGAAGGAGAAGGCGAGGAACCGGATACGGCGACGGCAACGGTGCGTCGGGGGGTGAATGGGACGATCGGAGAAGTGCAGGCGGCGGCGGCGGTACGGATCGCGGAATATCCGATGGAGGTGGTTCGGGCGTGTCTATATTTTGCGGCGGAGGCATGGAACCTGAACGCGTATGCTGGGGTGGATAGGGAGACGGTGGGGGAGCATTCGGTGGTGATGGCGGAGATCAAGCCGGAGGTGCGGAGACGGATTCTGGCATCTGTATCGAAAGGTTGGTGAATGGGGATCGGACCGAGATTGTGGGAGCGATGCAAGATAGATCGGGCGGGATCGACGATTTACGCGGTGGCGCCGTGTTTGCATCAGCGATTGGCGACGGGGACGGGGGGGGCGCAAAGTGCGCCGGGGATGGATTCGCAGGCGGTCGTGGCGACGGATGAGGTGTTCCTGCCGGTATGGGTGGAGTTGATGAAAGGGGACCGGATCCTGATTGGGTCGCTCGAGCTGCGGGTGAACGAGTTTCAGCGGGATGTGGGGAATGCGGGGGACCATAGCGTCGCCCGGGCAATGGACATGAGCCGACTCGATACCGTGGCGACGGTATCGGGGACGGACACGTTGGTCTGGTTTCGGTACGAGGCGGACGATGTGGATCAGCAAGAGGTGCGGGAGGCGCGTCGTGCGCGGGGGCTGGTGTGCACGGAGAAGACGGGGCTGAAACCGTATGACGTGATCGAGGTGGTCGGGAAGAAGTGGACGGTGGTGGCGGTGAAGGAGCGGCACGTGGATTTGGAGGTGGCGGAGGTGGAGTGGCAGGAGACGATGTCGGCGCGGTTTGGGGAGCGGGTGATGGAGTAGGGAATAGGGAATAGGGAATAGGGAATAGGGAATAGATGGCGGATGAGATAACGGGAGTGTATGGGGCGCCGCTGATGGCGATGTGCAAGACGGTTGCGCAGAGCGACGCGTTTCAGGAATGGGTGGGGGCGGCGGATGAGGATGCAGCGCTGGACTACATTTCGGTGATTCGTGGCGGTCAATCGGGCTTGTGGCGGTGGCGGGATCTTGGGGTGACGGGGATGGTGGACAGTGTGGATGGGCTGGTGCTGACGCTAAGCAAGGACGGAATGGCGAAGGTGGGACAGGTTATCAAGTTGGGGACGGAGCAGATGCTGGTGCGGTTGCTGGGGACAAAGACGGCGACGGTGGACCGGGCAATCAATGGGACGACGGGGGCAAAGC